GTATTATAATTATGCAAGAGTTAATAATCTTGATTAAGGTGTAAGAGGATGGGAAATAATGAAGTACGTTTAGGACTAAAAATCAAAAGGTATTGACCGACCTAACCGTTGGAAGTACGGCTGAAACTGGTCAAAAAATATATACATAAATTGCGGGTTGCTACCTAATAGCAAGAAAGAGAGATTTATTATGAATAAAATTGAAATTATGGGAAGATTAACAAGAGATGTTGAAATAAGAGAATCAAAAAATAAAAAAATATCAGTATATACTTTTACATTAGCTGTACCTAGAAAAAACGATAAAGAAAAGACTGATTTTATTAATTGTGTTGCTTTTTCAAATTTAGGTGAAATTATAAAAAAATACACAACAAAAGGAAAAAGAATTATAGTATGCGGAAGTTTAAATATTGATAATTATGAAGATAAAGATGGAAATACAAAACAATATGTAAGTGTAATAGTTGATGATTTTTATTTTGCAGATGTAACAGTAACTGGGGAACAACAAAAACTACCTATGTAAATGGGGGATAAAATATGGATGAAAACAAATTATTTAATGAACTAAAGAAATTATCTAAAAGAGCAAATCAAAGAATTTTAAGACTTGAAAGATTAACAGGAATAAAAGAGAGTTTTGCAACAAAACAATTATCGGATTATTTATCATCAGAGCAAATAAAAGGATGGACTAAAACAGGTAGAGTTAGAGTAAGTAAACAAATGACAGAAACACAAATGATAGCAACAATAAAAGCAACAAAACAATTTTTAAATAATAGTTTATCAAGAGTAACGGAAGTAAAAAAGAAAACAAAAGAATATACAATTAAAGCTGAAAAACCTATATCATTTGCACAAGCAAACACATTATTTCAAACTGGAAAAAATTATACTTGGATATATGAGTTTATGGGTGAGTCTGAATTTTGGTCATTTAGAGATGAGGTAAGAGAGCAGGGCTGGGATAAAGATACATTTATAGAAAAAATACAAGGTCACATAGAAAAAGAAGTAGATGAAGATTTAAAAAAAGATTTAGAAGCTTTATATTTATATGTTATGGAGTAATTATGGTTTATTGGAATGAATATACAGGACATAAAGTAGATATCAAAGGTAAAAGAAACAAATATGACAATACAATTTATACTTTTGATATTGAAACTAGTTCTTATTTAATTTTAAATGGTAAGCAAATAAACTCACAAGATTATTTAAATTTATCTAAAAAAGAACAACAGGAATGTAGCTTTATGTCTAATATGTATATTTGGATGTTTCGGAATAAATGATAAAGTATATTATGGTAGAACATGGAACGAACTGAAATCTTTTTTGTTAAGAATTGAATATTGGGCAACTGATTATAAAAAATTTGTATTTGTTCATAATTTAAGTTATGAATTTCAATTTTTAAGAAATGCTTTTAATTTTAAATCAGTTTTTTCAAGAAAATCAAGAAAATTAATAAGATGTGAACTTGAAGATTATAATATAGAATTTAGATGTAGTTATATGATGAGCAATGCAAAATTAGAAAAACTACCTGACATTTATAATTTACCTGTTAAAAAATTAGTAGGAAATTTAGATTATACAAAAATTAGACATTCTAAAACTAAATTATTAAAAGATGAGCTTGATTATTGTGAAAATGATTGTTTAGTAGTTTATGAGTATATTAAAAAAGAGCTTGAAACATATGAAACAATAAAAAATTTACCTTTAACATCAACAGGTCACGTAAGAAAAGAGCTAAAAGAATTAATTGATAAAGACTGGAATTACAAAAACAAAGTTAGAAAATCGATTAATATATCTGGTCATGTTTACAATTTATTAATAGAAGCTTTTGCTGGTCGGTTATACTCACGCAAATTGGACTAAAGCAGATGAAATTATAAAAGATGTTACGAGTTATGATTTTACATCAAGTTATCCATATGTAATGACTACTTGCAAATTTCCAGCAACAAAATTTAGAAAATGCTACATAAGAAATGTATCTCAATTTTTAGATTGTTTTGCATATCTTATTGTTGTAAGATTTAAGAATATAAAATCAAAGTATTTTAATAATTTTATTTCACAGAGTAAATGTAGGCATATTTCAAAAGGTAGATATGACAATGGCAGAGTTATTGAAGCAGAGGAACTTGAAATTGTATTAACTGATGTAGATTTTAAATTTTTAGTTTCAGTTTATGATTATGATGAACTTGAAATTTTAGAAAGTTATTTTTCTAAATATGATTATTTACCGAAACAATTTATTGAATTTATTTTAAAAAAGTATATAAATAAAACTGAATTTAAGAATGTAAAAGGTAAAGAGGTTGAATATATGCTAGAAAAAAATAAATTTAATAGCCTTTATGGTATGAGTGTAACAAACAATATAAAAGATACTGTTATTTATGACAATGAAACAGGCTGGAGAGAGGAAAAACTTTCTAATGAAGAAATAATTAATTTATTAGAAAAAGAGGAAAAACAAGCCTTTTTAAGTTTTGCTTATGGTGTGTGGGTTACTGCATGGGCTAGGAATAATCTTTTAAAATGTTTAGTTCAATTAGATGATAAAGTTATTTATGCAGATACAGATTCTTTAAAGTTGCAAAAAGGATTTAATATTGATGTGATTAATAATTATAATAAAGAGGTTATTGAAAAAATAAAAAAAGTATCTACTGAATTAGATATTGACATTACTAAATTTAGCCCAAAAGATAAAAAAGGAAATCCGCATTGTTTAGGATTATTTGATAAAGACGGAGAGTATTCTGAATTTGTTACACAAGGAGCTAAAAAATACGCATATATTGATAAAAAAGATAATGAAATTCACATTACAGTTTCAGGTGTTCCAAAAAGCGGTGCTAAAGGTCTGAAATCATTAAAAGATTTTAAAGATGATTTTGTATTTGAACATAAATACACAAATAAGAATTTATTAATTTATAATGATGAAATGCCTGAATTTAGTTTAACTGATTATAAAGGAAAAAAATTTAAAGTATTAGATAAATATGGTTGTTGTTTAGTTCCAACAACATATGAACTTGGAAAAGCAGAAGAATATGTTGATTTAATTTCAAATGATTCTTCTGAAAGAGCAATTTATAGGGAGGTATAAAATTGACAAATTTAGAATTTATAGATTTATATAAAAATATGAAAACAATAAAAGATTTTTGTGATATAATAGGTGTAAATTATTCAAATTTAGTTCATGGAAAAAGCACAAAAGAAAATGAAGCAAAAATTGCTACACTATGTAAATTTGAAATAATTAGACTTAATAGTGAGGTGATGAAAGACAATGTCAAAACAGATTCATTATAATATGGATAATATCGACGCAATAGGTGCAAGATTTAATCTTATTTATGGTGAAAGGTCTAATGGTAAAAGTTATCAATTAAAACATAAAAAAGCAGTTGAAAAATATTTAAAAACAGGCAGACGTTTTATATTAATGCGTAGATGGAAAGAAGAAATTTCAACAGAAAAAATTGAACAATATTTTCAAGATGTAGATGTTCAAAAATTGACAAATGGAAAATATAATTGTATAACAGTATATAGAAAAATATTATATTTATCTAATTATGAAGTTGAATCAGGAAAAACAAAAAGATATGAAAAAATAGGTTATGTAGTAGCACTTTCAACAGAGCAGAATTATGCAGGTGCAAGTTACCTAGATGTTGATGATATTATTTTTGAGGAGTTTATGTCACGTTCAGTATATATTCCTAATGAAAGTAATAAGTTAATGAACTTTTATGCAACAGTAGATAGAAAAAGATTAACAACTAGACTATGGCTTGTAGGTAATACTATATCAAGAGTATGTCCATATATACATGACTGGGGCTTACATAATTTAATTAGTTCACAAAAACAGGGAACTATAAAAACAATTGAAATAAAAGACATAGATGATAAACCTATTAAAATAGCTGTTGAATATTGTAAATCAACAGGACAAAGTTCAGGAACAATTGGAAGCAATGCTAAAATGATTAATACTGGTGAATGGGAAACAGCACCCCAGCCCCATTTACCAAAAAGCTACAAAGAGTATAAAGTATTATTTAGAATTGGTTTTCAATATCAAGGTTTCAAATTTTTATGTGAGTATTTACTAGATAAAGAAGAAAAGAAAAATCCTATTTGGTTTATTTATCCATATTTTAAAGAATTTGATGATAAAACTATTGTTTTTTCTGATATAATAAAAGTAACTAATTATTGGCAAAGAGATATCTATAATATATCTATAAAAAATGATAAAATAAGAAATCTATTAATGACATTTAAAGAAAATAAAATATTTTATTCAACAGATTTATGCGGAACAGACTTTAAACAAGTAATAGATTTTCAGATAAGGAGATAAAACATGAATAGTCAAATAATACTTGCAAAAGGAATTAATATTGATAAACAATATACAAATGTATTAAGTTATAGTGAATCAGATATACTTAATCTTTGCAGAGAAAATCAAGTTGCTAATGCAAATGATTATTCTTTTTTAAGACCAACAGGCACAATACTTGTTGATTTTCCGTACAATGTATGCTTACAAGCAAATTACATAGCTTTTCAAAATCCTGATTATAGTAATAAATGGTTTTTTGCATGGATAGATGATGTAGTTTATAAAGGTGACAGAAACTGTGAATTGAGATTTACAATTGACGCATGGTCAACTTGGTATGATAAATGGACTACAAAAATGTGCTATGTAATAAGAGAGCATACAAATGATGATACAATAGGTAGTAATCTTGTACCAGAAAATATAGATGTTGGAGATGTAATAGAAGAATATGAAACAGAGGATTCAAGCTATAGTAATAGTAAATATTGGATAGCAGTTGCTAGTGACTGGAAAATTAAAAATGGTTCAAGTGATAGTGATTCTGACAAAGGTTCACAATTTTCTGGAATTACAGTACATAATAATACAGTCTTTGGAAATCAATTGTTTTTAATTAAAGTTGTACAATATACAGACATTGCAAATTTAGCATTATTAATATTAAGAACAAACACAGACGCACATATTGCAGATATTAAAAATATTTTTATTATTCCTGATGTAGCTATTAATGAATCATTATTAACATCTAATACAGCTAGTGTAGGTGGTCAAAGTTTTACTTTTTATACAATGCCAAATACTAGAACACCAGCTACATTTAATACTACAATAATGAAAAGAACTTCATTTACTGGGTTAACTGTTAAAAATAATAAATGTTTCTGTTATCCTTATAATTATTTACTTGTTACTAATAATCAAGGTAGCAATAATATATATAAATATGAGGATTTTAGTACAGCTAATTGTATATTTGAAAATCAATTTGCTATTTCTATTGGTGGTAGTGGTAGGTTAGTACCAAAGAATTATAAAGGTATGAGTATAAATGATGATGAAGCATTACCACTTGGAAAATATCCAACTTGTGGTTGGTCAAGTGACGCATATATAAATTGGCTAACACAAAATAGTGTAAATATGCCAATGCAAATATTTAATGGTGTATTATCAGCAGTTACACCACCAACTGAAACTAAATCATCAACAGTTGGTTCAATGACAGCTGACAAAACAGTTAGCATTGCAAATTCAGTAGCTGGTATAATTGGCCAATTTAGGACTGCTTCGCTTTTACCTAATATATCAGGTGGTCAAGCTACTGGAGATATTATATGGTCTAAAGATAGAAATTGTTTTACATTTAGAGAAATGAGAGCTAAAAACGAATTTATGAAGATTATCGATGACTACTTTACACGTTTTGGTTATGCTACAAAGAGATTAAAAACACCTAATATTACAGGTAGAAGATATTGGAATTACGTAGAAATAAGTTCAAGTGATGAAATAGGAACAGGTGATGTACCTATAAAATATATGGATATAATAAATAATGCTTGTAGGCGTGGTGTAACTATATGGCATGACCATAAGCATTTAGGTGATTATTCGTTAAGTAATACAATTGTTTCCTAGGAAACAAAAAAATAAAGAGGCTAATAAGCCTCTTTTTATTGTATATCTCCAAAGTCTGAAACAAAAATTACAAATGGTAATGCAATCATTTGTATTGGGTAACCACCAACACCGCCAGCTTTAAATATAACTTCACCTGTTGTCTTAACTTCTACTGTAAATATTCCCAAAATTTGGTTATTATCTGTTTTTCTAATAACACCCATAGGATTTATAGTGAAATCACTTGATGGTCTTAATTTAGTCATAATTGATACACTAACAGGTTCTGTTGGTGAAGCTGTACCTATTAAAGAACCATATATTTTGCCTAAAGAACCATCTGAATTAGTAGCTACTGTTATTCTTGCATTACTTCCTGTTCCTGTAATCGTAAATGAATTATTATTTATTGTCATATCATTTGGCAAAAATTCTTCTATATCATTTAAAGTCAAAAATGATTTAATTCCTGTAATTTCAGTTTCATTTGCATTTGCTTTATTAAGTGCTGATGTTGCAGTATTTCCTGCATTAGTTGCATTTGCTTGTGCAGTTTCTGCTGTTGTTTGTGCAGTACCTGCATTTGTAATTGCAGTATTTGCAGTTTCACTTGCAGTATTTGCAGTAGATGTTGCAGATGCAATACCATTTGCATTTACCTTCATTTGTGCATCAATTTTTAACATATCAGAGTTATAATCTCCTAAATAGGTTGGTTTATCTGTTCCAACATATTGTGATAATTCATAATTTGTAGTTTTATTTGTACTTGACATTTTTTAAATCTCCCTTCTAATTATATATTCATTAATTCTTTTCCGTTTACATCAAAGTTGTATGCAGTTATTTCAATTGCATCAAAAGCAGTAGCTGTTAACTCTAGTGCATCAAATTCTGTACATGTAATTGCATTTTGTCTTAATATTTCGTAAACATCCATGATAACTTTTGAAACATTTTCTATTTCTCCATTAGTTGGATTGTATGCTTTTACATCTCCTAGTTCTACTCGTTCAATTTCTGATTCTAAATCTGAACGCAATGTAGCAAGATTATTATTAAATACTGTTTGATAATCAGCTAATAATTGAACAATTTGATTATAATTTTGTTGTAATCTATTTTCTACATTTTGATTAATTTCATTTTCAAAATTAGCAAGTGTTGCGTTAATATCAATTTTTAATTGATTAAATTGATTTTCTAAATCTTTAACAATATCATCAAAATTTTGATAATTTTCAGATAATTCTTTTATTTGCTTTTCAAAGTATTCAAATATCTTACATAACATTTCATAGTCTGTCATTGTGTCAAAGTCTTTTTCTATAAAAGGAAAATTATTTAATACAAAAAGTCTAAAATTATTAAATCCATTGTAAAACATTTTATTTCTCCTTTCTATAACAATTGAAAGAATAAGCAATCTAAATCTTTAAATATAAGTGAATAAATACTTTTTAAATTATCTTGAAATTCTTTGTAGATTGCTATTTTATCGGCTGGACTTCTTTTAATTGTTTTTTCATATATATTTGTATCTTTACTGTTTGATGTTCCGTTTGAAGTTGAGCTATCAGTTCCAGTTGAATTATTTGTGTCGTAATTATAATCTGTTACATAGCTACCATTTCTTAATTCGTCCAATCTATTCTGTGGTAGTTCTGAATTACGTCTATCAGATATAGTGCTATTTTCTGTTGTAGAATTATTTTGAAGTAAATTAGTAGTGTCAATATTTCTGTTGTCTGTTCCAGATTCCTCTGTTGTTTCTCCATCTTTGAAAATATCCCAGTTTTCTAAAGAATCGAACATTTTATTATATAAAGGCATTATTTCATTCAATTTAACATTTAATTGTATTTTAAATGCTGTTAATGTTTCAAAGCCTATTCTACGCATAATAAATTTATTTAGTATCATACATTCAAAATCTTCTCTTGAAACTTTATCTGATAGAGGATAATTAAAATCAAAAATTTCTGTTCTACCTACTTTAGCTAAATCACTAATTTTTGTTTTATTATCTTTTCCATAATTTACTATACTTTCTAAAATACTATATAGTGTAGGCATATTATAATTATTAGTAGGAAGTATAGGCGGATAAAACATACTAATTAAATAATCATTGTAAATCATTTTCTTCATCCCCCATTTCTTCAAAATCTTCTAATAATTCTTTTTCAGATGTAGGCAGACCATCATAATATTTAACTTCAATATTAGTTCCAAATTTTTTATTAATTTGCTCAACGGCTTTTTGTCTTGGCTCAAATCTTGAATATCTACTTGCAACTGTTCCGCCTTGCATTGCTGTTATTTCGTCACGTATATTTCTTTCTTTTTTCTGATATGATAAGTTAGCAATACCAATTAAACGTAAAAATTCGTTATATATTTTATCCTTATTCATATCAAGTTTATCAGCTACATATGGTGCTGGTTCTAGCACTGCTTGTATGTCATCAAGGTCTAAATCCTCATAAGTTGCAACTAGATTTTCAAAGCTATCTACATTATTTAATAATGCCTTTAAACTCTGTTCTTTTTCTTGTTTTGTTTTCCAAATTCTTGGAGTTTTCTGTTGTGCAATATTAATGTCAATAGTTCTAGTTGCTAATGCTAATCTTTCAGCATATTGTATAATATCAAGCCATAAAGGATAACGACCATTATTATCATACATAATAATAAATTCGCCCTGATGTAATACTCTTGTATATCCATTCATTGAAATAACTTGAATAGTTTTAGGTCTACCGTAAATATCTAAAGTACCAACAGAAGTAAAAGGCAACGCAATAACACCCATTACCTCATCTTTAAAAAATGCAATACATCCTTTTCTTAATAGCTGTTTATTCAAATACGAAACATCAATAAATTCAGGTAAGTTTGTAAATTCAAAAACATTTTCAGCTAAAGTTAATAATTGTCTTTTATACATTTCATATGTTTTGAAATTATTTAGTTGACTACCTATTAATTTACGTTCCATATTAACCCCTTTCCTTTTTATAAAAAGGTGCAACGTATGAAAGTTGCACCTTATCTAAAAAGCACATTAATTACTTGCATTTTCTGCAACTGTGATTGTTGCTGTATCTGTTACAGTATTATCATATATAGATGTTGCTGTTACAGTAATTGATTCAACTGATGCTGTTGATGGTATCTTTAATACACCGCTTTCATTTATTGTTACACCATCAGCCTTTGATGTAGAATCCACTGACCATGCAACGGCTTTATTTGCAAATCCTGTTGTTACAACAGTAGCACTTAATTTTAAACTTTGACCTACTGATACAGTAGCTGTTGATGGGCTTACGTCAACACTTGTTACACCTTGACTTTCGCTTGTAAATACAGCCCCATTTTCAAAAGGTGATGTAGAAAATACTCTCCATGCGTGTAAGAAGTGATTATTTTCTAATGTTGTAGGATTATAAAATTCTGTTTGTTTTTCTCCGCTTTCTGTGTCTAGTGCATAGTCATAATCCATAAACCACTCACGTGAAATTAAAACTGCTGGAATCGTTGCAAGTTCTGCTAACTCTGTATCTGAAAATGATACATAAGCATCCCCTAATAATTCAGTTAATCTTGCTGTATCATGTGAATTGAAAGCGTCTATTAATACAAGTCTTGCTTTCATATCAGCTTCATCTCTAAAGAATGATGTTGCAAGAACATCTGTTGAGAAATCAGCTTCAAAGTCTGTGTTAATAATCATTATCTGGTCATCAAAAGATGTTGCACGTCTTATTCCAGCTGGGTTGTAGTTAGGGCTTCTAAATGTCATCTTATTAGAGATTGATTTTAAAGCACTTACTCTTTGTCTTGGTGTTAAGCTTGAATAGTTATTAATCTTAACTGGTGTCATTGTTCCGTCTAATATACGTCTACAAAGCATATATTTATCAACAATGTATGTATCATATTTTAGACTTTCATATAACATTGATATTGCATTATCAATAAAATTGAATAAACTATCTTCTGAATCAAAAGCCATTGCTAATTGACTATCAGATGTAGTTGTTTGATAGAATTTTTGAAAATTTACTTCATGAATGTAATTAAATACGTTAGGAACAACAGTTGTTAAGAATCTATCTTTATCAGAGAAATTACCATTGTAGTCATATACATTGCATAAATCATTTACTAATTCTCTAATCTGTTGACCAAATCTTAATGTTCCTCTCTTTGTAAATATCCATGGATTATCCCATCCATTTCTTTTAATTACTGTTAACCCTATTAAGTTAACTGTATTAATGAAAGCATTTCTATATCTTTCATTGTTTACAATAATTTTTCCAATTGGTGCTATTGATTGACCTTGTACTGGTAAATCAATATTTTCTTTTAGTTCTGGTGTTACATTTATAATGTAACTTAATAATTCTGCACTTGTTTTTGCATTTAATGTTTTCTTTGAACCCATTTTATTTTACCTCTCTTTTCATTAAATTTCTTTTACGTCAATAACTTCTTCCTCTGTTAATTCTTCAGTTTCTTCCTCATCTTCCTTTTTTTCTTCTGTTCCGTTTAAAAATCTTTCTTTGTATTTTTCTTGCAATTCGTTTAGCTTTCCTTGTAATTCATCAACTTTTGCCTGTAACTCATCTGAAACAGCTGTATCAGCAACTTCCATACTATCTTCAATATCTTCTAATAATTGTATAGCTATTTCATTATCAGATACCATTTCGTTGACTTTGTTTTTTAGTTCCTCTTTACTTAATTTCATTTTCTCACCCCCTTTTAATATAATCTATATCTAAATAAATATTTTGATTGCTTGATATATTTGTTACATCTTCATAACTGTATGCTTGTTCTAAAGCATTTAATTGGTTTATTAATGTTGTATCTGTTATTTCTGTTATTACTGGGGTTTCTAATACATAATAAACTTCTGTGTTGTGTGTCGATAACCAAGTTTTGAAATCTTCTAATGTTGCTTTTTCTCTATATGCACAATAAAATTCACAAATAATAGATGATGTTGTACCATCAAAAAATGCAATTGTATTATCTGGAACATAAGTAGTTCCTTGTTGATTTATAAATCCAACAAAATAGTTGCTTTTACAAATCATTTTTGGCTTTCTTAAATAATTCCATGTAGGAACAGATAAGTAATATGCTCCGTTACTAGCTCTACCCCAACTTTCACTTCCATTTAATATTACTTTACCAATAGCCCCATACTTATACCAGTTGCCATTTTCTTTGTAGATGTAGTCTTGATAATCTCCTATTTTGCAGAGTTCTATATCGCCTAAACTTATTGAATAGTTTTGCTCTTGTGTATTATCTTCATTTGAAATTGTTATTTCTACATCTCCTGTTATAGTGCTTACTGGACTTGGATAGTCTGGGCTAGGACTTGCTCCGTATTGTTCCCATGTATCTGTTGTTACTGAACTTTTTCCTATATATGGTTTTAATATGTAGTTAGAAAAAGTATTGGTGTTAGTAGATGGAATTTGTACATAAACATAGGTATATTGTCTAGTATCTGATAAGTTAAAAGAATCATTTGCTACAAAATCTTGATAACCTCCATAATATCCAATTATTTCAACATTTTTATCATTTCTTAAAGTATAATAAGTTCCACTTTCTAATGTTAAAACAGCACCGTCGTTATAAATATAAAATGCCGAATTTGCTGTTCCATCATTAGTTCCATTTAACGTTATTGTTCCATCTGAATTAAAAGTTGCATTTATTCCATGACTTGACAATGTAGTTCCTGCCTGTCTTTTTATCAATGTATTTAACAAATTCTTTCCACTTCTCGTTGCCTGTTCTATATTACCATATATCTTATTAATTGTTATTTTTAAATCTTTTATAGTATTCTCTAGGGTAATTGGTAAACTTTGAATTAATAAGCTGATTTTTTTACTACTATACATTAGCCAGTATTTTAAATAAGTTGGAATTTTTGCGTTCTTTATTAGATATAAGTATTTTTTCATTTTTCATCACCTGACTTTTTTTCTTCTACTGATTCAGGATTTTCAATTGGTTCTTCTGTTGGTTCTTCAACAGGTTCAGATTTTTCAATAGGTTCTTCTATTGGTTCATGTTCCAAAGTAATTTCATGTTCTTCAATTGTTTCTTTTACTGGTTCTTTTACTTCTTCTTTCTTTTCATTGCTGTTTTCTGCAGGTGTTTCCTCATCAGAACTTGTTTCAATTGGTGCTTGTAAATACCATTCACCTGCATAATATACATATAGTTCTTGTGTATCTACTGTGTAATATGTTGAACCATTTTCAACTTGTACTGTTGGTTTTGTGTCTGTTGATAGACCAACAAAATCTAGTCTGTATTTAATATTGATTTCTATCATTTTTTATCACTTCCCTTCGTCTAATTTATCACATAGTTTTGTTAATGCAATTGTGTTATTGTTCAAAGCCTCTTTTATTTCATCTTTGAACGCACTCATTTCTTCTGTGTGCTTTTTGTTGAGTTCTTTTGTATCTTCCCTGTTGTTATCTGTAATGTATTTTACATACATTGCCATGCAAATACATGCTACAATAGGAAAACAATAACTACCTAATAATGTTGCAATATCCATCCAATCACCCCCATTATTAATATTCAATTTATTATAAACATTTTTTCGTGTTTTTGTCAATATAAAAAACAGGCAATTTTAATTTGCCTGTCCTCTTAATTTTCTTGCATATATGAACCATGGAAATTTAACTTTTTTTATTGTAGATGGTGTTGGTGGGATTATTCCGCCCATGTAATCATACCATTCTAAAGCATTTTGCATTCTTTGGTCATAATGATTTATGCTAGGGTCATAACTTGGTCTTTCATATGCACTCATAAAAAGAATTGCTAATTTGTCAGGATTCCAGTTCATACTATTATCTAAAAATTCTTGACCTGTTATTCCTACCATGTCAGATGTTGCACCTGAATTGTAATAGTGTGATATAAAAGCTGAACTTGAATACCATTCTGCCACCCCTGATTGATTCTTTATTTCTGCTATTAATACTTGAAGCTGTACATCACCATTATTATATGGACTTAATCCTAATGTATTACAATGGTCTTGCAGAGTTCCTACTGGCGTCCATTGTACTAATCCATAACCCTGACCACCTACTTCTTGTCTTTCAGGATTTATACTACTTTCAGCTTGCATATTTCCTAATATTCCAGCTATTGTTTTATCATTTATTCCAATGCTTCTATAATAAGCAATTACTATATCTGCATTGTTTTCCATTTCAGCTTGCGTTAAACCGCCAGCTCTACTTATCCATGCCATTATTTTATATATTCCTTTCCTTTGTAATAACCAGCAACATAGCCACTAGGAATTTTTAACCATATATCAGAATCATTTATTAGTATATCTTGACAAGTTACTATTGTACCTTGTTTTAAAACTGCATTTTCTTGCATAAATGCGTGTTTTTTTCCGTCCGGTGTTAATTCTGTAAATTTCTTTATTCTGTAATTTGTTCCAGCTCCTGTTCTTACATTCAGATTAACTTGTAATGTGTAGTTCTTTCCTATTTCATATAAACAACTATTTGTGCTGTCAAATCTTACTAAATTATTCTGTTTAATTATTGACATTATTGTATTTACATATGTTGGACTTGTTGCATATCCGCCATTCTTTATTTCTGTTATACACTCTAAAGGACTTGAAGTGTACAATGCTTTTGAATAACGTGATAAACCACATATTAAATGGAAGTAATCTGCAATACTATCTTCTAAACTGTCATATGCTCTAAAACAATCTGTGATAGTTGTATAATTTATCCCATCATAACATTCTTTTGTTTTTGCATTATACACTTTACCTTTCCAACTTGATGTTGCTTTTATTCCAAATATTGCATTGGCCTTCATCATAATTTGACTTTGACCCCATCCACTCTCACAAATTGCTTGTGCTATTACTACACTTGAAAATAAAGGGTTTCCTCTTTTTTTGTTTTCTGCTTGTACTATTGGTGCTATTCTTGGTATAAATTCACTCTTTTCCATTTTTAATCTCCTTTCAATTTTATTTAAAGTGTATGCAAGTTCTTCATCATCTAAATCCATTTTATTTTTCCTTTCTAAAGAATCTTATTATTGCTTTTTCTATTTGATGTTTTATTATTTCTATATTTGAACTTGTTGTTAAATGGTCTTGCCATTGATGATAAAATTCTACCCCTTTTATTGTATCAGTTTTGTCAAATTCTTTCAAGTTGCAACTGATATATATTTTATATGTTTTTATTTTGTAATATTCAACTTCAATTGTTAAATATTCAAATTCATCTTTTAGTTTTTCTAATATTATTTCATCCATAATTTTATTCTCCTAATCTATTCTTGGGATGTGGTTTGAGTTTTCCTCTAAAAGTTCTTGTAATAATTTTATTTTACTTTCAAACTCATACATTCTACTATGTTCTCTATAAAATTCTTCATCTTCTTTTAATTCTTCTATCTTTTCTCTTACTTTTGCTTTATCAATATAATTATCTTCAATATAATGCATTTGTTTTGCACTAAATATTTCTCCATTAATATATTCTTGTTCGTGTTGATAATGTTTTTCTAATTCCTTATTTCTTTCTATTAGATGTTCTATGGCTTGTTTTTCTCTTTTTGTTAGCATATAAATATTTATATGTTGCCTTTTTTCAAACTCATCAAATTCTTTAATCAATTTTTCTAATATCTTTATATCTTCTTCCATAATATCACATCCATTCTAATATATAAATTAGATATTCATTTTCAATTAATTTTTTAATTTCTTCATCATTAATAAAATAATTTAAATCATTGCTAAAATTATTTATTCTATTATTTAAATCTAAATTATATAAATTTACAAAAATTAAAAATTCATTAAAATTTAATGGTATTTTAAAATCATTATTATAATAAAATCTATCTATATCATCTTTTTCTAATTTTCCAATACAACTAAATATTTAAAACTTAAACTATCTTCATCAGCTTCATAACCAAAATATTTAGTTCCATAATATCCTTGCTTAATTACATTATCAAAATTTTTATCTTCTGTTATATAACTTATATTTAATCTTAAACCCATATTTACTCTCCTTGATAAAAATAATTATTAGCTTTTATAACAAGCCAAATATAAAATAATGAAATTACCTTTATTAATACTATTTTTATTGTTATTGTTTCAGGTTCACAAATTAAAATTATAAAGGCCATTATCATTGTTATAATTAAAAATAATTTTTTCATTTGTTATCTCCTTTCCTTTAACTATATACATATTACCAAAAAATATTAA